TCTTGCATCAATAAAACTTTGTCAGCTTCACCTCCTTTCGCTCCGTGTATTGTTGACATTTGTATACGAGGATTTTTATTTAACGTTTCACCATTCGCCCTCATGTTACGAATGTAGTTTTCAGTGATAGGATCTAGTCCTTCAAATGCTTCATACCAAACACTATCAACTAAAAGTCCATGATCTTTTTTACATTCTTTTAATGTGTATTTATTTTCAGAGTGTAATGTTTTACCTTTTCTAAATCCCTCTAATACATTTGATCCAAGGTATTCATAAATGTTTTTTATTTCTAAATGATTTAATAAATCACCATTACGCCAGGCTTCCCAATTATTTAATGCTAATAATAATTTTAATGATATTGAGTTACGTCCTTTGAAAGAATAATACCAGCCTCTAAGTTCACACACTTCTTTTACAGAATCTAAAAAATGATTTGCAGAAGATAACACTAACCAGTTACCTTCAGACATATCTACCTGTGTGATGTCAGAATATCTATGTAAAGTCCCTTGTTCTGTTCTTGGTTTATATTCTTTGTCAAATCTATTTTGCACTTGTCCTATAATTTTTTGTGATAGTTCGTGTATAGGTCCGCCAGGTATACGATAAGATTGATCTAATGTTTTGATATCATCTACCTCTTCTTTGAGTGCAATAAAATGATCTACGTCTGCACCTGCCCATTTGAATATTGCCTGGTCATCATCGCCTGCTATGTAAGTTTTCTCTGCATAACTCCAAATCTTTCTTACCATTTCCCACTGCAACAAAGACAAATCTTGTGCTTCATCTATGAATAAAACTTTGAATTTATTGTAGTTTTCTTTGGTCAAGAAATCTTCTAACAAGTCATTAAAATCTTTTAAACCTTTTTCTTTTTTAAATCTTTTAAGTTCTTCTGATAATAAAAATAATGTATTTCTTTCTATATCTAATATGTTTTTTCTGGAATCGTAGTATTCTAATAGATCCATCCTTTTTACAGCCGCTGTATTTATTATGGTAAGGTATTCGTTATCAGAATTAAATGTACCATCACTATCAGAAAACTTTGCAGTTTTAATTGGTATGCCACATTTTTCACCAAACTCTTTATAATCTTCTGGTCCCATCATTTTTTCTTTTGTCATGCCTAATTGATTAAATGCATACGAATGCAATGTTCTAAAAAATGCTAAATCATTTTCTACATCCAGACCAAACTTATCCGCTGCCCTTGTTGCTGCTTCTGTTGCAGCTTTTTTAGTGAACGAAAAATAACCTATTTGTTTAGGCCTGATTCCGTCTTGTATGAACTGGTCTACCAAGTTTAACAACGTTGTTGTTTTTCCTGTTCCTGGCGGCCCTAATATTATTGTTTTCATATGCCTGTTTTCTGCACTCCTTTGCTTCTTTTTTTAATCCTTGTTGCTCTAACCAATCTGCGTGATTTAAAAGCACTGTGTTTATGTTCATTAAAAGTTCTCCTCTTGATATGGTATCTTAGAAGTTGATGCTTCTGTTTGTTTCATCGTTTTTATTTTAATTAATCTTGGTTGTTGTTTTTTAATACGGACTCTTTCTTCACCTTCAAATACTTCTAATTGTTTTATTAAATTACCAGTTTGATTTTTATCTTTTTCCCAGTGATTTCTTTTACAAAAATTATAAAAGTCCTCCATTCTAAAATATGTAAACTCTCTTTTTTCATCTGTGAATGGTAACTTATTTAATATATCATCCCAAGTTCTTGCTGATTGTCTATTAGTTGTCCAATCTTGCAACAACCCAGTAAGTTCATTAACAGGGTCTAAGGACTCTAATGGCTCTACCTCCTGGAGAGCCGTCATCATAGGTTTTAAAAAATGTTGTTTCCAATCTTGTGGTTTAGGTACAGGCACAACTAAATTAGCTTGATCCAAACACGCTAATGCAAATAGTTGTGGACTATAAAGTTGTTCTGATTTTAATTGTATTCTTTTTTTATCTACACTCAAAAACCATTCTGGTGGTTTAGATGCATACTTTGTAAGACTACCTAACACAGGCATTTCCTCTTCACCAAATCCTACACCAAATCTTTTTGTTCTACATAAACCTGATTGACATACTGCATTAATTGGTGCGTCTTTGCATCGATATTTATCATAACCTTTTCTGTTTACTGATTTAATTAATTGTTGCACTTCACTATTACTTAGTGGTGGTTCCATGTATTTTAAATTTGCTCCAACAATTTCATCCTCCCAAGTGTCTGGTTTAGCTTGCTTGTAATACACAGCAATATTAAATAATGCATTATTTCTAGAGCCCTGTCCAAAACCAACTGCAGCTAATTTATTTAGACAAGGTGGTCCCATAGGAAACGCTTCCTCTA